GGACTGTTGACACCAGCAAATTGGGGGTCTGTTAAGTATGTTAATTGAGTAGTTTGACCGACCATTTTGTTGTAACCACGTTCGCATTCAGAAGTGAGTGTGAGTTGGTTCCAGATGTGCATCCAGTCACCGTATTGGCGATCGATGCGTTGACCTCCGATTTCAACTTCAACCATGTTGACGAGTTGTTCACCGGGGTAGTCTAACCAACGGGCAAAAACATCACCACCAGCAGTGTTTTTTAAGTCCTGACCGATTTCGGGTAATGTGACTTGTAAGTATGTTCTGTAAGCAAGATCACCATTGCGACTAATGGTGCATTGAACACGGCGACCGAAGTCGGCTTGACCGTTAAAGGTTTGTTCGATGGATTCCATAGCGAAGTTGGTGTGTCTTCTGTAAGTGACTTTCCAGAAAGTGATTTGTGGGTTACCAGTTAAGTAGACGTCTTGGGCGCCGTAAGCTACAAGTTGCATAAGTCCTCCTCCCATTTTATATTATTGCTAAAGAAAAAAAAATTTTAAAAACGAACAAATCATTGTTTTTATTTTAAAATTTTGTCTAAATCTAAATTTTTATATATGAATTGCTGTAAATATTCGTCTAAATATACTTCTTTTTTACCTTCATGGTTTTTTTTAAAAACATAGTAATTATTTTCTTTTATTATACTCCATCCATTTTCGAGTGCATTAAATAGAAATGCCATTTTTTGTAACTGAACTAGGTCTATATTTAATGTGTCTTTGTCAATAATAACATTGGTATCCATATAATCATAATTGTTAAAAAAAATGTATAATTTAAACTAATTTTTTTTAGATTTATAAAAATAACAGAAATACTAAATATAATAGGCGATGTTTAAACCAAAACCTAAGAAAAAATTGAATGTTAATAAAAAGACGATCACTACAATTGATAATAAGCATGGTGAAATTATAGATGAATTTACAAATAAAGAAATAAATGAAATACCTAAATATAAGAAGGATATTGAAAAATATAGAAAAATGTTAAAAGATACAAATATTTCAATTGAAAAACATTTTGAAGTAGAAGAACAAATCAAAGAATTGCAAAAAAATATATGTAAAATAAGAGAAAAAAAGAAAAAGTATTTATTAGATAATAGCAAGTATATATTTAATTATTTCGAAAAGAAAAAGGAGATTAGTGAAGGTACTACCAAAAAAAAAGTACTCCATTCATTTTTTGCGAAAGAACATCAAATGAAAAATGAATTAAATACAACAGAAACGCAAAAATATTTGATAAATATTGATGAAGACTATTTAGATATTAATAATTATATTGTTGATAAAAATAGATGTGATTGTAAAGGGGAACTTATACCGATTGACTATGAGGGCGTTAAAATATGTAATCTTTGTGGGAAACAACAAGCATATTTAATTCAACATGAAAAACCATCTTACAAAGAACCTCCAAAGGATGTTTGTTTTTATGCATATCGTAGAATTAATCATTTTAAAGAAATTTTATCACAATTTCAAGCAAAAGAAACAACTCAAATACCAGACGAAGTAATTGAACGAATTAAACTTCAAATAAAAAAGGAAAGAATCACATTAGAACAACTAAATAACAAAAAATCAAAGGATATATTAAAAAAATTAGGGTATAATAAATATTATGAACACATATCCTTTATAAAAGATAAATTGGGTATTAAACCACCTATTATGAGTCCAGAACTGGAAGAAAGGTTATGTAATCTATTTATGGAAATTGAAAAACATTATACTAAGCATTGTCCGAATGATAGAGTAAATTTTCTAAATTATTATTATGTTTTGTATAAACTATGTGAATTGTTAAATGAGAATATATTTTTACCTTTTTTTCCTATGCTTAAAGATTCAACTAAAAGAATAGAGCAAGATATTACATGGAAAGGTATATGCAAAGAACTTGACTGGCAGTTTATTCCAACAATTTGAATTTCTCTCTATAAAATATTTCATAGAGAGAAATTGATATTATTTTTGACTATTATTAACTATTTTTTTAATTTATATGCGGGGAAATCCGACAAGGTTACTACCGATACCAAAACCTGCTCCGTTTCTAGCGGCAACGGCCATACCTGGGAGGTAAGCATCAAGGGCGCTGAATGTAGCAGCAGCGGTTAAAGCAATGAGTAAGACTTCGTCAAGATTCATGTTGCGTTTGGGAATAACGTAAGCAGCAATTGCTACTAAAACACCTTCAATTAAATATTTAATAAGGCGTTTTGTTAATTCACTAACATCAACAACTTTGTTGACTTCTCCGAGAACAGTACTTGTGGCATCTTTTACAGCGTTCATTCTTATAAATAAGGAAAAGAAAAAAGAATTTTTAAAATGAATTAATGATGAAAAAACTTAAAGTATAATTATAACTAATATTTATATGGCTTTTACAAGAAAAACTAACGTGAATGGAACTGTAAATACTAAATATGTAGACTTGTTGGATGAAGATAAACCTATTTCCGGACAAAAGTTTGTATGTGTTTCATTTGTTAGCCCAGAGAATGTTTTAAAACAAAAAAATCATTTTTTATTTCAGAACTTCCTAAAACATTTTGATTTTGAGAAAAGTGCGTCTAAATTTACACAATTTTTAAATTTTATTTCTTATAAATATGGTTTAAATTTTGAAACAATTATGCAAGAATATACTGACTTTATAAAAGAAGAGCAAAAGAATCTTTTACAAACGACAATTGAAGATGATTACAAAAATTTTCTTGATAAATACGAGGAACAAGTAGAAAATGAATTTAATAAAGAAAACGAATTTCAAACTTCTGTGCGTGGACTAAAAGTTAGAGGAGTTTTTCCTACTCAAGAAGAAGCGGAATTAAGATGTAAAATGTTAAGGGAAGTTGACCCTAACCATAATGTGTATGTTGGACCAGTTGGTATGTGGATGCCATGGGAACCGGAAGCATATAAGACAGGACGTGTTGAATATTTGGAGGAGGAATTAAATGAAATTATGCACGAAAAAGAAAGAAATGAAAAACATGCTAAGCAAGAGTTTGAAACTCGTGTTAAGGAAACTAAACGTAACGCAATAGAAAAAAATATGAAACTTGCGGAAGAAAGTGGTAATAAATTAACTCAAAATATTAATGAATCTGGTGAACTTGTTGGCGTTGATGGAACAAATACCAGCGAACAAAATCTTCAAAATAACCAAGTTTCATCTGCTGATATTCGTAAAGAACTCTTCGAAGGTGATAACATTATTACTATGAAAAAAAAATAAAAAAATAAAGAAATAACAAAAATTTTATATTTTATGTAATAATAAATTATAAAATAATATTACACTGTTTGAAATGTAAATTACCGACGTTATAGATAGTTTTTCTTTAGTTTATTGCCTTATTTTTTGGTTTGTATTTTATGGACACTCATAAACTCATTTAACTCTCTTAAATATATTCTTAAATGTTGTTAATGGTAAATAAAAAGTGGAATAAATATGTTTTGAATTATATATACATGAATTGTATAAAAAATTGATTTGTTATAATTTTCTAAATTGATTATAACAAATTCAAAATGACTTGTCGCTGTGATTTTTCAGAATGCAAAAAAAAACTAAAACTTAGTGATATTGAATGTAGATGTGAAAAACGTTTTTGTTTGAATCATCGGTTACCAGAAGACCATGCATGTTCGGTTGATTATAAAAATGTGAATCCTATAAAACTTGAAAAATGTGTTGCTGAAAAAGTAATTAAAATTTAATTTATTATTTCATAACAAATAAATACTTAAATCTGTTTAATTCACCAACAACTGTATCTAAAATTGCTTTAATATCATGTGGTACATCATTTTTTTTATGAAGCATGGCAATGTCTTTGGAAATATTATCAACATAGTCCATAACATCCTTTTTTGTTTTAAATTCTTTTACTTTTTTGTAATATTTGTTAATATTTGTTAAAATCATTTTGTGTGCGATTGATACTTCAACCAATTGATCTACTAAACCGGATAATGTTGCATGAAAATCATCGGTAATTTTATGAGCGGAATAAATTGTTGTATTCCAATGGAAAAATTTAATTTGTCTTTGCAATTGAATCATTTTTTTTAGTAAAGAATTTATTTTTCTCTCAAATGAATTTTTAGAATGTCTAAATTTACGCGTTCCATTCTTTTTGGAATTTTTAGAACTTTTGATGGTTTTTGCCATTATATAGTATATTTAGAAAAAAAATTACCATTTATTCTTTCTTACATTAATACGTGTTGCATTTTTTTTCTTATTCATTTTGTTCGGATCATATGTTTCCCCATCTTCTTCATCAGAATGAAGATCCTTTGATAAATCCCAATATTCCTTTGAACCAAGACGAAAATTATTATGAGGATGAGCTTTATACCAGAAAATTTGGTCTGATAATTTATTAGATTTTGCATTATTTGAAATGACTAAACATTCATAGTTTTCTGTGCATTGGTCCATTACTTGACAAAAACTTTCAAATGTTGGAAACATGCCAGCATAATTCTCATAAATACGCTTTCTGTTTGCAATATATGGTTCTCTTAAAATAAAGGTATAATCTATATTAGTTCTTAAATTGGGTGGAACGCCTAATGGGTATTGCATTGTAATAATTAGCATAATTTTCCAATGACGACCATTCATAAAAATTAATCTCATTACCTTTTCTCGAGACCAACTATTATCATAAAGACAATCATCCATAATTACAAAAGCTCTGGGATCTATATTTGAACGTCTTTTATATGCTTCTTCTTCTTTTTTGATTTGTTTTAACACTATTTTTTGTCTTTTTAATATATTTTCAATAATTGCTGAATTATATTCGTCATGAATAAAAAGTTTAGGGACGATTGTACTGTAAAACCCGTTACTAGCCTCTGTTCCAGATATAACCGTACCTACCGGAATATCTTGATGGTAATATAGTAAATCTTTAACTAAAAAGGATTTTCCTGTGTCGCGTCGTCCTATTAAAACAATTACAGGTCCTTTATTTTCATTAGGCTTAAATGATATTGATTTCATATCGAACTTTTTTAATTCTAAATTCATATACTTAAATATTTTACTTATTTTTTAAATTTTTTTACGCAAAAATTACTTTAAATGAAATAAAAATTGTATATATAAAGTTAGCAATTCCATTTTCTCAAGGGAATGATACCATTCACATAACAGAATAACCTAATAACTAAGGCATAATATAAAATCTAAATATGAAAAAGAACCAAGCAACATAAATAGGAACAAAAATAGCTATGATAAAGCTTGGAGTAATAAACTTTTAGAAATTTTTTCTGTTCTCAACCAAGCTTTGAAC